GATGGTCTGGGCGCGGATGTTACCATCAAGGTGGCGATGAACGTCAGTTAACGGGAGGGTGATATCAATCATGGTCGCACTCTTTATTAGTAGAAGTGCGAGCCATTATACTACAGTTAATTAACCTATTAAAAATGCTGAGGAATTCATGCATTTGCAGAATGAAAGGGGCATATAGGGGGCAGTTAGCCTAATTTGCTGTTTAAAAGCTCCACCTGATCCCGGTCTTTATCACACATCCATTTAGAGTAAACCTTATACACCATACTGGCATCAGTATGCCCCATCTGGCTGGCGATGAAAGAGGGGATCGCTCCTGCAGACAACAACCAGCATGCGTAAGTATGGCGAGACTGATAAGGCACACGGCTGCGTATTCCCGCTTTTTTTAGTCCCTGCTTCCAGCTATAGCCCAGCGCGTTTTTTGAATAATAGGGATTCGGAACGGCAAATTTAATTACCGGACGAAACACAAACCGTACGTGCTGCTGTTCAGTGCTCGCATACGCACGATGGTTAAATGTAATTTCTGTCGTCTGGTCTGCACCGGTCAGATGGAACTGATCTCTTAACGCTTCAAGGGCTGGCTCCAGCAATGTAATCGTGCGTTCTCCGGCGGACGTTTTAGGCGGCCCGAACTGATCGTAGTTGTTCAGATTCCGACTGACGTGAATTTTTCCATTGACCAGATCAACATCATCCCATCCAAGTGCGCACAGTTCCCCATGACGAAGACCAGCGTAAAAGGCCAGTTTCCATAAGTTAACAACTGAAGCCGGTAACACCGAAATGAATCGCTCGTATTCTTCCGTCGTAAATGGATCCGGTGCTTTCCGCGGCCGCTTCAAAGAAGGAATATCTTCAAAAGGGCTGTTGGTAATAATGTGGCTACGTTTGGCAAATTTCAGCATGGCGCAAAGTGTGCGTATTTGCTCGTTTACCGTGGCTGGTGCCCGGCCCGTTTTATTCAGGTGTGGCACAACATCATTACGTACATCCCCCAGCAACAACTCCTTCCGGTATCTCAGAATGTCGATCTGTTGAATATCGGTGATCAGGGTTTCGCTACCAACGATCCGCAGCAGAATCTTGATGATGGAATGCATGTTCCGCGCTGATGCGTAGGACATTTCCAGCTCTTTGGTTCCGCTGTATTCATCACAAAGTTCCTGGAAGGTACTAATCCTCAACGTAGTTGAGAATTTTTTTGCTGCCTTAGAGCCAGGAAACTGCAGGCCATAATCGAATATCCCCATCTGGATATCACTGGTGATCTTCGCTCTGAGCTGGCCTGCTTTTTTGAGGTTGGCGTTCGTCACCAGCCAGCCTTTAAGCGTTTCCCGGCAACGAACCCCTCGATAAATGAACCATATCCGAATCTTGCCATTGTGAATTTCAACACCCGTTGGCGCCACGTCACTGCTCCTGAACGAAACTGTTTATCTTTGGGAAGTTGTACCAAAGTGTCGCCCGCGGGGAGTTGTTATCTCCTTCAGTCTGGGTTACACGCTTAAAATGAATACCTTCGATCCAGCGATGAGCGCGGTAGCAGGTTACCTGCCGCTTTGAGAGCCCCGTTCTCTCACACAGCTTCGCTTCAACCACCCACTCTTCGTTAAAAATCACCTGTGCCATCTTTCACCTCAGGTAACCGACATCATTATAAAGATGCCGGTTGTTAAACATTGATATTTCAATATCAGGCAATCTGCCCGGGCAAGGATCGCAGGCGGCGCATGCCGGTCATCGCCGTGGCCACGTAGCTCGCTTTCCGGTTCACCACCTCCACCCAGACCTTCACTCCTTCCACCCGTACCGTGTACGTCTCTTTCATCCGGCTGCGCCCGTAGTTTCCGTACCGCTCTTGATGGGCCGCCAGGGCGATTTCGCAGGCCTGACGCGCCAGCGGTGACTGTGTGCTGCGGTTAATTAGCCTCATGCTTCACCACCTTTTTTGCACCCTGAAGCATGGCGGCGCGGCAGGCGTTCCAAACTTTCATAGCAACGGTTGGGATACCGCTATCCAGAACGCCCAACGTCAGCACCAAATTTGCGGCTTGTAGAACGTTTATCTCGTCCGGCACTACCGGCGCTGGCGGGGCTGTGTAGAGCGGTATCTCTGTGATTTCGTACTCGTTAATATCTTCCTGAGACCAATTACCAAATCTTGTATGCAGGCTAAAACGCGCATCAGCGTGAAGATTATCTTTGTACATGTACGCCACTGGCTCAGCCGTCAGAGCTGCCAGTGCGATTTCTGCCAATTTAAGCCATTGATGATATTTGGGGTTGTCAGGGTTTCTTTCTAACGCTCTTGACCACTCCGCGATTTCAGCGTTTGCCGTTTTTATTAACTGATCTTTTGTGAATTTGCTCATCTCGTTACCGGGAGGGCGAACCCTCCCGCCTCCCTTAGGCCACGTATTCCGGTTTCATACCTGCCAGGGTGATGCTGAACTTATCGTGCAGGTCATCGCCCAAGTGACGTTTTGCCGACGCCAGTACGCGCTCGACTTCATCGAAGCGCTCGGCACCATCCGGTTCGCCGGGCTGCGGCAGGGAGTTGATCGCCGCCTCGACCCGGTTATATGCATCCACCAGGTGATAACGCTTCACGGCCTTGTTTTTCAGCTCGGTGTATAGGGCTGAACCCAGCGTGTTCTTGGCCGTTTCGATATCGGCCCGAACTGCTTTGGCGTTATCTACGTCCTGCGCGGCTTCAATGCGATCCCTGAAATCATCGGCCATAGCATCGAGGTTGGCGGCTGATTCCTGCGTGCTATGCGAGGTTGTTACGCCGTCACCTTTTATATCGGCCAGGCTCACACGCTGTGCGGGGGTCGGGTTAATTTCCTTCTCGGTGCGCTGCTCGACTTCATCCGGGGTATACACGCCGAGGACGACTGCAGGACAGTACAGGCGCGCCCAGTACTTGAGGGCCAGATATGCGATCTGCTGCTTAGGATTCGAAATCCACAGGGGAGAGTTACGCGTAATCACGCTGGACAGGAATACCGGTTCGCCCCAGGTGATCTCACTCTCACCGCGAATGACAGCACCCACACGAACAGACAGGCCTTGCTCGTCAGCACTGGTCCAGCCGCGTACCATTTCTTTTTTGTCGTACGTACCGCCGCCTTTCGCTGGCTTCTTAACGATCTCTTCGCGCATGCTGGCGCATTTCGACCAATCGCCCTCGTACTCATAGTGGAAGCGGCCCACAATGGCGTTTGAACTGGAGATCACCGCGTTGACCAGCTGCGCCTCGTAGCCCAGCACGCCGTTGACCAGGTGCGTTTTCTGCGCCACCGCGTATGGGTTCATCCCCCACTGCATAGCCTGCATGATGATGGCCATGCAGTCGGCTGGGTTACCGCGAAGATGTTCAGGAACCGTTACGGCTGCCTTGGCCATTAAACCGGCAACGGCCTGCAGCTGGGTTAATGCCTGCACATTGAAGATGGCGTTGCTGGCAGAGATAGTGTTTGGAGCCTGCTGCTCCGCGGTTACGATATTCATGTTTTCCATCATCATTCCCCTTATGCCTGAGTACGCAGCGCTTCAAGGCGGCGCAGGTCGAAGTCGTTCAGTTCGTCGGTGTAGTCTTCGGTGATCGGCGCTGGCCACATGCCAGTGTCGAAAGCGTTAGCGATGCGATTCATGGTCTGGCGATACTCGAGCATGCCCAGCTCAATCAGTTCTTCGCTGGCCTCAACGATGGCGATCCAGTGATAACCCTCGTCTTTGTTAACGAAAATCCAGAAGAACTGATCCAGCGCCGCGGCATTCATGTACATAGCCGCGCTGAGGTGATAATCGCGGTCGATAATTTCGCGGTGCAGTCGAGAGCGCAGACCGGACTGCTTCACGTTCCACATGCTGATGGTTTTCAGGTCGGCCCCGATGCGAACGGCGTCGATGTCGATTTCCAGATCCGGGCGCACGCGGATTTCCAGCCCGGTCTCCTCATCGATACCGAAATAGCTCGTCTCAACAGCGCGATCAGGGTGCAGCAGCAGCTTGCCGGCAGTCGGGTGATCGTGAAGTGCTTTCTGAATGGCCAGCGCCGTTTGCATCTGCTGCTGAGTAACCAGAATCTTGTCGTCCGGGTTCTCGCGCCACGCATCCAGCAGTTCGTCAGCAAATACCGCATCCGGCTTAACGGACTTCACCGCCTGGATCATTTCCGCTTTCGTGCCGGACACTTTCAGCGGTGCCGGTTTCTGCGCTTCCTGTGCCACCAGGTCAGGGTTGATGATCGCCAGCTGCTCGAGGAGCGCATCACGGCTGCCGCTGGTTTTCACCGGCGCGGGCAGGGTGGCGTTGTACTCTTTGATGCAGGCTTTCATGGCTGTGGCGGTATGTTTCGTGCCGTTCTCAATTCGCTGATAAACCTCTGGCAACTGCTCATAAGCTGCGTAGGTTTCATCAACAGATGCACCCAGCGGTAACTGTGCAGGCAGGGTGGCGTTGTACTCGTCCAGCAGCGCCTTGATGTCGTCGGCACTCAGCTGCGCTGGCAGGCTGGCGTTATGCGCATCGATAAAGGTGCGCAGGGTCGCCGCGGTGGTGAATGCCCCTTCCGGGATCACCGGCTCTACGCTGAACTCTTCATCGAGGTTTTCCGGCTGCAGCGCCAGCGCATGCACCAGGTTACCCATATCCAGCACTTTGGAGCCTTCGCGCGGGATGGTCTTGGCGACGTGGCGCGCGTTGAAGTACATCAGGCTGACTCGGGCATCTTTCACCTGGGTGCTGCTGATCCCGTTCGCTGCGTGGTAGACGTTATTCGGCAGACCTTCATAGCGGCCCGGTTCGAAGTACGCCGGGTATTCCGGTGCGCTGGCGGTTTCCTCCGGCGCTTCGGTGGTAACTTCCGGCTGCGTGGCGTTCGGCAGCTCTGGCACGGCGGCGGCCAGAACTTCTGCCGGGTTCAGGGCATCTGTTTGCGGATCAGCTGCATCAGCGCTTTCGCCTGGTGGTAACGCGTCACCAGCTTCTCCTTCCTGCGGGTGAGTCTCTTCCATCTGCACATCGCTGGTGGTCTCCGTTACTGTTTCCGTTTTTTCGACTGAGTTTGAGGTGGTATTGATGACCGGGTCAGTTTTTCCACCCATCAGGCCATCGATAGAGAACACGCCGCCGCCGAGGTTCGCGACCTGCGGCTGGCTGTCGGCAATGGTCTCCTCATTTTTTTCCGGGTGGAGCTTTTCATCAGCAGCGCGTTGACGCATCTGATCCACAATAGAAAGTGCACGTTCAGGGCGTTTTTGTTCGCTTGGGTTATATGCGGAATGAAGCTCTTCCAGCGTTTCATCAACCTCCTGCCATGCTTCATCGACCATTTCTTGGGTAACGGCTTCCTGCGGCTGTGCATTGTTGGCATGAATAGGCATCAGCTCAGTCGCTTCATTGAAATTTGTCGTCATAGTTCGGTTAACGAACTCGAGGTGTGCAACTGGAGTCAGGTGAATATTCTCTGGTGCGATGCGCACCAGGTTAAAAATAGCCGTGCGGTTCACTGCCAGAACACCAGGCTGATTGCGCAGAATTTTGCTCCAGGATTCCCATGGATCTTCTTTGTTCGCGACAATCTCTTTGGCGCGGCGCAAAACACTGGAAGGGATTTCAAAATGGTGGAAATCCATCGGCAGAAGGGCACAGGCGATTTCAAGATCGAGAGTGTCCAGGGTGTGGTGTGCGCCTTCTCCGCGGTCAGTTACATACCCGCCATCGGCATTGGTGCCTGCATCTGTGCGCTGCACGTGGCTGATGCGGTTACCTGCGGCCCATTCGCGCGTCAGGATCCCGCGGTCGATATATGGGGTGGCTACCCAGGCTTTAGTGAACTGCAGCAGCAGAGCCAATTCATGGCGCTTATCCATGCTGAATACTTTTCGAATAGCATTCGTATAGCGCCACAGGTCTTTGGTATCGAAAGCCTTAATCTCAGAGCAGCTTTCAGCAGCAAGCAGAAGCGTCTGGACATAGCTATTGTCGGTATCCATCTCCAGTGCATACAGTTCCGCATGTTCACCGCGGGTGACATGATGGCGCAGTTCGTCCACCGTCAGTTGAGCCAGCAGTTGCTGACGGAACGGCAGTTTGCATACTGGATAACGAGTAAACTCATCACCGGTTTTATGGACCCGCAGGCCATTCTCATACCAGTAATCAGG